TTCTTTATCTTTCATTTTTTCTACTTTAGTAGTTTTAGTTGCGATTTCCGCATTTAAAGACTCTTGACGTTCAACCGTTTCGATGTCTTTTTTTAATTTGTCGATAAGATTCATTTTCTCATCATAAGAAACTTGTTCAGTTTCCGTAAAGTCACGAGCTTCGGTTTTACAAGCCTCTAACATAACATTAGCTTCTTGAATTAAACCAGCACGTTCTTGACGTAATTCTACAGAGTTTTCCATCTTTAAAATTTGCTTTTTAATGTTAATTCGTTTTGTAATTGATTGATTTTCCTAAGTGTTTCTTCACTATCGCTTTGCACTTTCGCTTCAATATCTTTAGCATCGACTTTCATCTTATCTATAGAACGTAAAGCGACATCAGTATTAGAGTAAGCTCCAACACCAACGATAGAAACATCAAACAATCTTCCGATTTTAGTTATGTTCCTTTTATATACATCACCTTCTTCTACCCATTCGTCTTCGTCTACTGTAAAAGCAAATGAAGATTCATAAAGCAAACCTCTACGCATCAATTCTGCGACATCTCGACCTGTAGAAGTATTTGGTAATGTACCATCGTATCTTAATCCTTTTTCATCAACTGAAAGTTTTAACGTACCACCTATGTTTCTATCTAAGATAGCGTTCATATCGTGGTTGTAAGTTAAAATTACGTTGTCATCTAATCGACCATCAAAAGCTCCACGAGAAATAGTTTCAAAGAATCCTAAATCTCTACTTTCGTGTTCGAATAATGAAGCATACCCACTAACTTGAATTTCATCTGAACTTTCATCCATACGAACCTCACAAGCAGTAGAGTAAACTCTTATTTCTTTATTGTTCTTGTTCATCGTCTTCAATATTTTTATTAAGGTCTTCTCTTGACGTAGATTCTCCTAATCGGTTTATAGGTAACATATTAGATTGCATATAGTAATCTTCAGAAGCTCCACCTATACTATTTAAGTCTTCAAGTTTCCTAACCTCATCAGGTGACATAACACCGATGTTTACTAAAGTCCTATAGTAATCTGCTCTAGCTTTAGAATCACCTCTAAGAATAGCGTTAAGATTGAATTTGAAATACTCAACCCCCCTCTTTTTAAAAGGAACTAATTTTGAGTTTAATTCAGATTCAATACGCTTAATCCAAGGTGTTATAGTGTGAACTACGAAATCTATTTGCTGTGCCTCTATGTTTGAGTAAGTTGCGTTAGATAAGTCGTTTACTAAGTGATTAGGTACACGAAATATTCTACAAATGTCAGAAATCTGATATTGTCTACTTTCAAGGAATTGAGCCTGATTGTTTGGAATAGTACGAGCTACGAAATCCATTCCTTCTTCGAGGATAGCTGTCTTACCTGTATTATCCGTTCCTGAATAGTTACTACTCCAAGACTCTCTAAGTCGTTTAGCTGTTTCAGGTTTAAGTGTACCAGGGTGTTTAAGGATTCCCCCTACCGAAGCTCCATTTTTAAAGAAAGCTCCAGCGTGTTTATCTAAAGCTATAGATATACCTAAAGTTTCAGCAGCAGTATGTATAGGTGATTTCCCTACGATTCCATCAAAAGAGAGTCCTTTAACGTGAATCATATCAATAGATTGCACTTTACCTACCTTTGGGTAGATGTTATCTGCATCGTTTTGCTTAATTTCGTAATAAACTCCCCTTCCTTTCGGAGATATAAAAACATCTACATCATCACATTTAATTGGGTGTAATCCAATAGGTAAACCACCAGCGTTACGCTCTATGAACGCATAGAAATTACCATCCAAACTTAAATCAACTAAAATTCGCTCGAAAAACATAAACGAGTTGAATAGTGGGGAAGGTTGTTCTCCTACGAGGGTGTTTAAAGGGTTATTGGATAGAACTTGTTTTCTATTATCGGCATCTTTTTCATAAAGCGAAATAGGAAGGGAAGCTATTGTTTCAGACAATACTCTTACACACGACCATACAGCTGCTATTCTAAGAGCTTGTTCTTTTGATACATTTTCACCTGAAGACGAACCAAATAAATTGCCTATAATCGTTTGACCATAAACATTTCTCTGTTCAGTTACAGTAGTATCTTTTTGTTTAAAAAAATCGAATAATCCCAAATCTATAGATATAGTGAATACTATTACAAAGATAAATAGGTAAAAGGGGTACTATGTGAACTATAATTAGGTGTTATTTTTCAAATCACCACAAACTTTATTTATAATCTTATGTATGTACCTAGTGCTAATTCCCTTTATCTTAGATATTTCCCTGATTTTAAAACCGTAATCGAAGCGTAAATAAATTATAGTTTTATGAAGCTCATTGTCTAGTTTCATTACCTTTTTCCATATATCATCAGGTAAAGAATCATAATCATCGACTACAATAGGGTTTTTAGGCTCTCTAAGGCGATAAGTATTGTGAAATGGACTCGTAGTACTTAAAACTTGATTGGTGACGATACGAGCCACGAAATAGCGTAATTGATTTGTTTCGTAAAGAGATTGTATAGTTTCCTCCATTTGAGATAGGAGTATTAACGAAATGTCTTGAACTAAATCATCTATTAGATGTAAATCTCTATTGTTCGATAACACAGAAGCACAAATATCTCTAATTGTACCTTGCTCTTGTGCTATTATTTCATTTTTAGATAAAGAATATTTCTTTTGAGTCATAACCTGAATTTCCACCGTTCTTATTCTGCATCGCCTCTGATAAAGCCATTATGCAAGAAACGACTGCATCTATTTTTTCGTTTGATTTTTCCTTGTTTGGCTTTACGTTTCCAGCTGGGTCAAAGGTTAATACCACGTTAGACATCATCCATCTTAAAGCTGGATTACCTCCGTGTCTTAATTTACCTTTAAGAGCTAAAGTTTCAAATTCCTTAGTAGCAGGCGACATAGTTTTGTAACCTTGACCTACAGGAATCATAGGGCAACCTTCTTCTGTTAGGTCGATTACAATCTGACTTGCATTCCATCTATCGTACCCAATTATATGAATATCAAATAGTTCGCTTAAATCTCTAATCTTTTGCTTAATGTAGTTGTAATCACAAACATCGCCAGGAGTTAGGATAACGTGACCCTCTCTAGCCCATTTTGAGTAGTTTACCTTATCTCTTTGACTTCGCTTGTGTGCGTTTTCTTCAGGTATAAACGAGTAACTTAAAATATCGTAACCTCCATCATCATCAGGGAACATTAAAGCTAATGAAGTAATATCTCTTGTAGAAGCTAAATCTAAACCAGCGTAACAAAGTTTACCTCTGAGCTTATTCTCATCAACTTTAATATTTCCTAACATCCACTTCTCGTCACTAATCCATTTAGTTTCGTTTGCCACCCATTGGTTAAGGTGTAATCTTCTCCAAGTGTTCTCGAATGAAGGTTCATTTTTAGCCTTTACAGACTGTTGGTGCATATACTCTTTAGTGATGATAGTTCCGTAACCTGGGTTGGCTTTTTTCCAAATTTCTTCATCGAATATATCATCATCCTTATCAGCCTCGTAAATAACTCCTAAAAACGAATCATCCTCGATACTACCATCAATAAGTTTCTTAGCGTAATCGTAAAGCTCTTTACAAATGTGGTCTTTTTGATGACCTGCTCCAGCCGTGGTAATACCAAGCATAAGAGGCTCTTTCCTTGCTCCCATAGAAGTAAGTAAAACATCATATAAATCTCTGTTTTTATGAGAGTGTATCTCATCTAATAAGCAGCAAGATAGGTTTAAACCGTGCTTAGTATCAGCATCAGCAGATATAACTTTGTAGTAAGAACCTACTTTATCGTAAGTAATCGAATCCCTATAAGTACCAGCTCTTTTTAGTAGCTCAGGTTCTTGCAATACCATTTGTTTAGCTATACTGAAACTAAGTCTAGCTTGTTCTTTATCTGCTGCTGCACTAACGATTTCAGCACCTTTCTCTCCATCAGAAAATAGCATATAGAGAGCGATACCACACATTAGATTGGTTTTACCGTTCTTACGAGGTATAAATACAAAACATTGTCTAAATTTCCTTAAACCTGTTTCCTTAGACTTCCAACCGAATAAAGGCAGTATAATATCATTCTTTTGCCAATCTTCTAGTATAAATTTTTGACCAGCTAAATCTCCCTTAACGTGCCTACAAAATGTTTCTATGAAGTCTACAGC